TGGTAACAAGCCGACAATAAATGTAAATTAAATTACGTTTATGTAATAAATCTTACTTTATTAAAAATAACCAACCACCTTCGGGTGGTTTTTTTGTGCCTAAAAAAAAAGTATCTCAAATGACAAAATCAGAAATACAAGTATTGCGAGACGCTGCTTTTAAAAGATTAGAAGCTGCAACAGCGCAAAGTCTTTCACATAAGGGCAGAAGCGCTAGTAATTTCGACTTGCCCGCATTGCGTGAAGATTTGGCTTATTGGGATCGACAACTTAGCTTAGCTAATGGTCAGCCTAAATATAGCGTAGCGAGGTTTTAATGAATTTTCTTGAAAGAACCATTGCAACGCTATCCCCAAGCTGGGGCAGTGAACGCGCAAAAAAAAGAAATTTGCTAGCAGCTTATGAAGCGGCAAACCCCACAAGAACACACAGGGGTGAACAAGAAAACCGCAGCGGCAATCAGGCGGTTTTTGCATCAGGCAAATCATTACGAGATCAAGCGCGGTGGTTAGATGAAAATCACGATTTAGCGATAGGTATGCTCGATAAGTTAGAAGAAAGAATAGTTGGCGCTAAAGGGATTATGGTTGACCCGCAACCAAAAAGTCTAACAGGTGAAGTCAACAAGGAATTTGCAGAAGAGATCCGCAAACGCTGGGCTACTTGGTCTATCAAGCCAGATGTAACAGGACGCTTTACACGCCAACAAGTTGAGCGACTAGCGGTTAGAAGCTGGTTGCGTGATGGTGAAGTGTTTGCGCAATTTGTACGCGGTAATGTGCCTAATTTTAAACATTTAAATGAATCAAAGTTTTCAATTGAAATGCTTGAAGCTGATTTTGTGCCATTACAGCTTAATGTTCCAAAAGAGCGCACAAAGCAAGGCATTGTATTAAATACGTGGGGAAGACCTATTGCATACCATGTGCTTTATGACCACCCAGGCGATACCACTGGCATTCGTGTAAAAACCAAAAAAATTGAATCAGCCAATATGCTTCATTTGGCAATGGTGAAACGCTTACATCAATTGCGCGGCGTTAGCGTATTTCATGGCGTGATTGTGCGCCTTGCTGATTTAAAACAGTATGAAGAATCTGAACGAGTTGCCGCAAGAATAGCTGCAGCGCTTGGTTTTTACATTAAAAAGGGCACTGCAGATATGTATGCCCCTGAAGCAGCAAGCGACAAGCCGCGAGAAATCCCTTTTTCGCCCGGCATGACATTCGATGAACTTCAAGTTGGTGAAGAAATTGGCATGGTTGAAAGCAACCGACCAAACACACACCTTGAAGCATTTAGAAATGGTCAACTTAAAGCAATTTCAGCAGGCACACGCGGCAGTTATTCAAGTATAGCGCGAGACTATGACGGTTCGTATTCGTCACAGCGTCAAGAGCTAGTTGAATCATTTGAAGGTTACGCAGTAATGCAAGATGAATTCGTTGCTCAATGGTCGCGCCCTGTATACCGCGAGTGGTTAAAAATGGAATTGTTAAACATGGACGTACCGCCAGACATTGACCAAAAAACACTTTTTAATGCCGTTTACTTAGCGCCTGTTATGCCTTGGATTGATCCGAAAAAAGAAGCTGAGTCATGGAAAACTCAAATACGCGGTGGCGCAGCAAGCGAGACCGAATGGATAAACGCACGCGGTAAAAACCCAAGCGAAGTAAAAGCACAGCGTTTATCAGAAATCGAATTTAACAAAGCGAACGGATTAATTACCGACACTGATCCGGCTAATGACATGGGGTTAAATAATGCAAAAACACAACAAAACACTAATGAACCCACAAGCCAAAGCACCAAAAAATAGCTGGTTCAGCATGAAAGCAGGCATTAAAAACGCCGGTGACGCTGATATTACTATTTATGATGAAATTGGCGGTTGGGGCGTTACAGCTCAACAGTTTTCAAGTGATTTGAAATCGCTTGGCGACATTAACCATATAAATTTACATATTCATTCGCCGGGTGGTGATGTATTCGAAGGCACAGCAATCTACAACTTACTTGCTAACCACCCTGCAAAAATAACCGTTTATATCGATGGTTTAGCCGCTTCAATGGCAAGCGTTATCGCGATGGCTGGTGACACAATCATTATGCCTGAAAACGCAATGATGATGATTCATAAGCCATGGGGAATTCAAGGCGGTGATGCTGATCAATTGCGAAAATATGCCGATCTTCTCGATACAGTAGAAAAAACACTCGTAGCATCTTACGCAAAAAAAACAGGATTATCAGAAACAGAAATCCACTCGTTACTGGCCGATGAAACTTGGATGACAGGCGTTGAAGCTGTCATCAAGGGTTTTGCAGACCAAACAACCAAGCCGCTGCAAGCTGCCGCGCAATTAAACTCAAATAGAATGAAGGACTTTAAGAACATGCCTAAAGAACTAGAGGCGTTAATCGCGCCAAAAGCGGCAGCACAAACTGCCACAGAAAAAACAGCCCCAGTGGTTGAAAATAAACAGCCTGAAACAGTTTCCGCTTCGGTTTCTGAATCAGAAATCCGCGCCAAAATCCAACTAGAAAACAAACAACGTTTAAGCGGTATTCAAAACGTATTTGCAAATTTTGGCGGTCGCTACAGTGAGTTAATGCAAGAATGTTTAGCTGATGCCGACTGTACAGTTGAAAACGCAAAAGACAAAGTGCTAAGTGCGCTAGGTAAGTCTACAACGCCAACGCATAAAGAAACTGCCACGACTGCTCATGCTGGCAATGGCAATATTGTAGGCGATTCAGTTCGCGCCTCGATATTTGCTCGTGCTGGCTTTGCTGATGCCGAAGTGGGCAACGCCTATAATCATATGACATTGCGTGAATTAGCGCGTGCTTCATTGCATGATCGTGGCGTAGGTGTTTCAGCACTTAACCCCATGCAAATGGTTGGTATGGCATTCACTCATGGCAATAGTGATTTTGGTAGCATTTTATTAGACGTTGCGCATAAATCATTGTTGCAAGGTTGGGATGAAGCCAATGAAACGTTTGAACAATGGACTAAAAAAGGCCAATTATCAGATTTTAAAACTTCTCATCGTGTTGGTTTGGAAACATTTCCCACATTGCGCGAAGTACGCCCCGGTGCAGAATATAAATATGCAACATTAAGTGATCGCGGTGAGCAAATCGCGCTAGCCACTTACGGTGAATTATTTAGCATCAACCGCCAAGCAATCATCAACGATGATTTACAAGCATTGATGGACATACCAATGAAGATGGGTATGGCTGCAAAAGCGACTATTGGTGATTTGGTTTACGCCATTTTAACTGCTAGCCCTAAATTGTCTGATGGTGTTTCATTATTCCACGCGAACCATAAAAACTTAGCAACAGGCGCACCTTCAATTGCTACTTTAGATGCTGCACGTCAATTGATGCGTACGCAAAAATCAGGAAATCGCAACTTAAACATTCGTCCTGAATTTGTACTTGCGCCAACTGCGCTTGAATCAACATTAAATCAAGTGATCCGCTCATCTTCTGTTAAGGGTACTGACGCTAATTCAGGCGTTAGCAATCCACTGCAAAACTTTGCAACAGTAATTGGTGAACCTCGCTTAGACGATGCTAGCGCAGTTGAATGGTACTTAGCAGCAGGTGCAGGGCGCGACACTATCGAAGTGGCGTATTTAAACGGTATTGACACACCGTATATTGATCAACAACAAGGTTTTACAACTGACGGCGTTGCTACAAAAGTACGTATTGATGCTGGTGTTGCCCCTCTTGATCATCGCGGCCTTGTTAAATCATCAGGCGTTTAATTTGATAGCCCTTACGAGGGCTTTTTTATTTACTAATTTGGAAAAATAAACATGATTAATTATGTAGAACAAGGTAATTCAATTGATTACCCAAATGCTAGTGGTTCAACAATCGCGGCAGGCACAGTTGTTTCGTTAACCAACATGGTATGCGTAGCGCATGAAGATATTGCAGATCAAACTACAGGCGTTCTATTAACCTGCGGTGTTTTTGCTATACCAAAAGTGGCAGGCGCAATCACACAAGGTCAAAAGGTTTACGCAACGCCTGCCGGATCAATCACTACCACAGCAACCGGCAATATTTTTGCTGGTCACGCGTGGAAAGCAGCAGCAAGTGCTGACGCTACCGTTAACGTGCGACTTGGCGCAATCTAGTGAGCTTTATTGAAAAAGCAATGCGGTCAATTGATGATCGCATTTTTTCAGCTAACGGCTTATCAGACACTTGGAATACAAACGGCTTCGAAGTTGAAGCCATTTTAAATGAACAAGAAATTGACGATAACGGGTTTTTCATTAAAGAATTAACGCTCGACGTGGTAGCCGCAGAAGTTAACAAATTCACTAAGGGCGCAATTATTAGTCGAGTTGCCGACAACGCAACTTATAAAATAATACGCATAGGGCGACCAATCGACAACGTTTGCGAAATATTACTAGGTGATGAAAGTGCATAAGGCGAAAGCAATTATTGACGGGTTTATTAACGCTTTACAAAGCGTAAATATAACCACCTTTCAAAGCCGAACATTATCAATTGACGCAGCAGAAACGCCAAGCGTTATTGTAAGTATGGGAAGTGAAGAACGCACATACGAAATGCCGTTTGTGCGCTGCTTGCTGAATGTTGACTTAACACTAAATGTTACCGCAACACCTAATAATATTGATAATGATTTGCTTTTATTGCGCGGACAAGTTGAAAACCAACTACAGCTAAGTAACGATTTTGGCATTGATTATGTTATTGATGTTTACCTTGGCGATGTTACCGATCCAGAGGTGAACACTGCCGCCGATGTTCCAACAGCAAAACTAAACATGAGCTATGTTGTTGATTACAGATACGACCCAAATAACCCTTTAATTTAAATAGGATCACCCATGCAAAAAACACAATCAAATGCCCGTCAAGGTGGTAGCTATTCGCGCGACCCAAAAACGGGAAAGCTAACGCTAGTAAATCAAACAAAACAAGCAGATCAAGCAACAAAATCAGCAAAAGATCAAGCGACTAAAAAGGAAGCTAACTAATGAAATTTAGAGAAAAGCTGCTAATAGCAAAATTAGAAACAACCTACGGCATTGATTCAGCGCCAACGGGCATCAACGCTATGTTAATAAAAGACGTAGAGTTAACGCCCATTGAAGCCGAAACTATTGATCGCGAATTAGTTAAACCATTTTTAGGTGCTAGTGAAACGATTACTTCGGGCGCTCGCGTTAGTATTAGCTTTAAAGTTGAACATCAAGGTAGTGGCATTGTGGGTACTGCACCTGCTTATAGCGAACTATTACGTGCTTGCGGCTTAGCTGAAATTATTACTGCGGGTGTTAGTGTTGAATACTTACCAGCGAGTGACAATTTTGAAAGCGCAAGCTTGTATTTCAACATGGGCGACAACTTACACAAGTTAATTGGCGCGCGCGGTAACGTTAAAGCAAGTTTAGAAAAAGGCATTCCGTATCTAGAATTTAACTTTATTGGTTTGTGGTCAGACCCAAGCAAAGTTGTCAGACCAACCCCAGACTGGTCGGCATTTCAAAAACCATTCCCAACAGGCAAAGGCGTTACCAGTAACTTTACTTTACTTGGTTTTGCTGCCAAGCCTTATAAAGTGTCGGTAGATGTAGGGCAAGAAGTTAAATACATCGAAACACTTACCACCGAAACTATTGAGCTAAGCGACCGAAAATCAAGCGGCAGCGTTAGCGTTGAAGCGCCAAACCTTGACGTACATAACTTCTTTTTAGACGCTAAAAACGACGTTACTGGTGGTTTAAGTATTCAACACGGACAAGTAGCTGGCTTCATTTGTAAAATTGACTGTCCAAAAGTACAAATTGCTAGCCCAAAATACGGCGACAACGATGGCACAACATCTATCGATATGGATTTGGTGCTTATTCCAACTGCCGCAGGCAATGACGAAATAAAGCTAAGCTTCCTTTAAAAAAGAGATCATTAAATGTTTAAATTACAAAAAACAAATGCTGTTTGGTGGCCTGTTACAATCAACGTACCTGCCGATGGCGGCACAGTAACAGAGCACAAGATTCAAGTTAAATTTGAATTAATACCGCAAGATGAATTTGACAGCCTAGCGCAACAAGGTGACATAAATTTATTGCAGCGTTTTGTAAAAGACTGGCAAGACATTAGCAACGAAAACGACGAGCCTTTACCCTTTAATGACGAAAACAGCGCCTTACTTTTTAAAGTGCCTTATCTTCGTAGCGCCTTTATTTACGGCTATATGAACGCCGTATCAGGCGCACCCTCAAAAAACTAATAGCCGCTGCACAAGGATGGGCAGCACCCGAGGCTATTACAAATAACACGCTTGCTGAAATGGAAAGCTACGGCGCACCACAGCACATTATTAATGAACTAAAGCAAGAACAAGTAATAGAAATATTACCGATGAACTGGTCAATAGTCGTTTGGTTTATTGATGTTTGTGATCTTATGCGTTACAGACAAGACGGTGCTTGCTTAGGGCTTGATTTAACACAAGTAAAAACTGAAAGCGACATGGGTGAACGCGTGTTTAGCAAAAAAGAATTCAATGGCTTGCGAACAATGAGCAAAGCGGCAGCAAGAACAATTAATAAGGTTGATGTATGAGTGAATATAAATATGGTGTTGTTTTTGACGCAAAAACAGGCAAGTTTATTAGCAATGTTAAAGCCGCAGAACGCTCAGTATCATCATTTGGAAAATCTACCAATAGCCTAGCATCAACAAACGGCAAGCTTGCTGCTTCACTTAACACCACTAACACCGCTTTAGCATCAACAACCAAACACGCCCACGCAGCACATGGCAGCATTGGCGACATGGTTAAGTCGATGGCGATCATGTCGGCAGTAATGGGCACCGTTGGCCTTGGCGCTAAACTTGTCACCGACTTAGCCACGTTTCAAGATTTACGCGTTCGTTTACAGGGCATGAGTGACGGCGCAGTAGATTACGCTGAAAAAGAAGGCTACTTAATTGACCTAGCCGCGCGCCATCACAAAGAGTTAGTTGGGCTTGCAGACGGTTACGCTGGCCTTAGCGTGATGGTAAAAGAAAACATCATAAACGACGAGCAAGCTAGAGCAATGCTTGAGGGCTTATCTAATGCCGCTGCCGCAACGGGCGCAGATGCAAACAATTTAAAACAAGTATTCTATGGCTTAAATCAAACCTTAGGTCAAGGCACAGTACAAGCACAAGAGCTAAACCAAGTAGTTGAACCAATGCCGGGTTTGTTAAGTAAACTAGCAAAAGTTGCAGGACAAGAAACTGGCTCAGCGTTTAGAAAGCTAGTAGGCGAAGGCAAAGTAACTAGTGAAATGTTTGCTGTTTACATGGTTAAAGCGC